AGAAGTTAAGTTAGATATACACAACGCTCCTAGTGGTACAGATAAGTTCCTTAAATACACCAGTAATGGAATGGAATGGGTTGTACCTAGTTATACAACTAATACCAACATCTTATCTGGTGGAACCATAACTGGTGATGTCCTCTTTGATAACGCTACTAACGCTGGAAAAGATATCACATGGGATATGTCAGATGATGCTTTGGAATTTGCAGATAATACTAAAGCTGTATTTGGAACTGGGTCAGATTTACAGCTCTGGCATGACGGCTCTAACTCCCACATTTCAGATAGATCAGGTACTGGTTCTTTAAGAATTTCGAGTGATAACCTAGTTGATATTAAAGAGAATGATGCAAATAATTGGAGTGCTAAATTTAATATAGGTGGAGCCGTACAATTATATTTTAATAATGTTGAAGAATTAGCAACGAAATCAGGTGGTGTAAAGCTACTTGGACACTCTGAATGTGCTGTTAATGCTTTAGGTAATGTCAACAGTAACCCTACATTTGACTTTACTGTTGCTAACTATATAACGATGACACTTACTGGTAACGTTACGGTTCAGAACCCTACAACAGAATCCGTTGGACAATCGGGGTCCATAATAATTACGCAGGATGGGACTGGTTCGAGAACTTGTGCATGGTCAAACCAATTCAAATGGACTGGTGGAACTGCACCAACTTTATCAACAGCAGCAAACGCAGTTGATCGTATTGATTATTTAGTAGTGGCTGCCGATACAATACATTGTGTAGCTAGTTTGGACGTGAAGTAAGATGTTTGACACTTTAACGCGAATGGGTTCCAGCGCTGCTGCTGATGCTTATGAAATTGAGAAATCTTTAAGATTTAATGATGATGATTCTCCTCGTTTAGATCGTGCGATAAGTAGTGCAGGTAATAGAAAAACTTGGACATTTAGTTGCTGGTTTAAACGAACATCAGTAAATGCAGATGAAAATATACTTATGCAGGGAGATACAGGAAGCCAAAGAGGAGGGTTAATGGTCGTTGGTCAGCAATTACTACTGCTTGACACAACAGGTTCACCAGATATGAACCTTACAACAACAGGATATATTAGAGATCCAGCCGCTTGGTATCACGTAGTCATTCAATACGACACGACCCAAAGTACAGATACGGATAGATGCAAAATGTATTTAAATGGGTCTATACCCACTTTTAGTACAAGTACATATCAAGCACAAAATACAGACGGATATATTAATAGCACTACTTCAGGAATGAGAATAGGTGCAAATCCTTATAACACAGCTCTTAGTAAATTTGATGGCTACTTAGCAGAGATGCACCATATAGATGGATCAATAGTACCTCTAAGTACTTTTGGTGAAACAGATGCAGATACAGGGCAATGGATTCCTAAAAAAGTAACAGGAGTGACGTATGGAACGAATGGTTTTTATCTTGATTTTTCAGATAATTCAGGGACTACCGCAACAACGTTAGGTAAAGATTCTTCTGGAAACGGAAATAACTTTACGCCTACTAATTTTTCAGTAGCAGCAGGAGATGGAAACGACTCCAAAACAGATACACCTACTAATAATAGGGTCACTCTTAACCCTTATTGGCATTTCAGCAAAACATTAACTGATGGTAATCTTGGGATGGGAGGAACAGCTGGATCAAATGAAATACCAACTATAGGTTTACCAGGAACCACTAGCTTTTACTATGAAGTAGTTTGGTCTACTCTCCCTGGATGGGTAACGGCTGGTGTTGTTGAAGGACTATATTCAACTAATGGAGATATATCTAGCTTTAGTCATATTCTTTATGACTCTAAAATTACAGCCTGGCATAGTACAGGAGCCTCAGTACAACAAGGATCTTATAACGGTAGTGATGGGACAAGCTGGTCTACCACTGATGTTATAGGTATTAAATATGTTAATGGTACGTTGACACTATATAAAAATGGAACAGCGAATAGTACTACAAAAAGTGTGTCATCAAATACTTCTACTATTTATCCTCACATACAAGCAGATGGTGGCTCAGTTGCTGCTTATATAAGATTTAGCAGTGATGAATGGACTGAAACACCTAGCGGTGTAGACGCTGATTGGGAAGTAGATATTGCTAGATTACCTGATCCAACAATTAAAAAACCAACAGATCATGTTAAGACAATTCTTTATACTGGAAACGCTACATCAAGAAATATAGTTTCTGATTTTTCTACTGATTTAGTTTGGATAAAAAGACGTTCTGGTGGAGATAGTCACGTTTTAGCTAATAGTGTCCTGGGTGCAGATAAATTTATGAGTTCAGATCTTACTAATGATGAAAATACAGCCAGTAACTGTGTCACTGCTTTTAATAGTAATGGAGTAACAGTAGGTACGCAGGGTATTGTTAATGATAATAGTGAACCATTTGAGTCTACTCATTGGAACGAATCAGCATCTGCAGGTTTTGATATAGTTTCTTATACAGGAAATGGCTCAGCTGGTAATACATTCTCTCATTCTTTAGGTGTAGCACCAGATCTTATGATTATAAAAAATAGGAGTACTGATGGACCTCACTGGTTTGTATATATGAGAACTATGGGTAACACAACTTGGATACCTTTAGATGCTGCAAGTACCGCTAATAGTAGTGTTACAGATACACTTAATTCCACTTCACCTACTTCTAGCGTAGTTACTCTTGGAGATAATAATAAAGTGAACGCAAACGGAAGTAATTATATTGCTTATCTATGGTCAAGTGTTTTAGGTTTTTCTAAATTTGGTTTCTATACTGGGAATGGAAATGGTGACGGACCTTTCGTATATACAGGCTTTAAACCAGCATTTATCGTAGCTAAGAATACGGCAACTACTAATTATTGGAGAATGTGGAACAATAAGAATAATCCCTATAACGAAGTTGCAAATGGTGTCTATCCTAATGATGTTGCTGCTGCAGATTCACCTGTAAACTGGACGTATGAGTGGCATAGTAATGGATTTAAAGTACGAAATAGTAGTGGAGAAATGAATGGATCTGGACAAGATATAATTTATTGGGCTTGGGCAGAGACACCGTTCAAGTACTCTAATGCACGTTAAACTGGTATTATGGCATTTAAACTAGACGACAAAATACTTCCTGTTGATGCTCCTTTCACATCTAAAGGTGTGAAATATCCAGCAAACTGGCTTAGGCTAACAACGCTGGAAGAGAAAAAAGCTATCGGAATCACAGAGGTACCAGATTAATGGCAAACGCACTCAACAAAGTTAAAACAAGCGGAGTCGAAGATGATGCCATCTCTTTGGCAAAAATGGCTCCTGGTACTGATGGACAGGTTATTACTTATGATGCTTCAGGTAATCCAACAGCAGTAGGACCAGGTACTGATGGTCAGGTATTAACGTCTACTGGTGCTGGATCACCTCCAGCTTTTGAAACTCCTGCTCCTGGAGTAGGTGGTGCAACAGGAGTTGACTTTAACGATAATGTTAAAGCTCGTTTCGGGACAGGGAATGATTTAGCGGTCTACCATAATAGCGGTACAAGTTATATTGACGCTACTGGTGCTGGTAATACTAATGCTTTTGCATTTAACACAGCAGCAAATCTTGATATTAGAGTCAATAGCAATGAACAAGCGATATATGCTACAGCTAACGGATCCGTAGGACTCTATTACAACAGCGTAAAAAGTTTTGAAACAACTACCAACGGAGCCATTGTTTATGGTGGTGAAGGTGAAGGTGCTAACCTATATCTATACGCTGATGAAGGAGATGATGACTCTGATAAGTGGAGATTCGCTACTGTTGATAATGGAAATGTTTACTTACAAAACTATGCTGATGGTGCGTGGGAAACAAATAC